GGTTTTGGAGCGACTCAAGAAGGAGAAGCCCGACACTCCCATGGAGGAGCTCGTCAAGGAGGCTGACGATATTGTTAACGATGAGAGTGAAAGTGAGGAAGAAGACGCTTAAAAAAAACAAAAACTATATTAGAAAATGGAAACGGACATAGGCAATCCCATTGAGTATAATCCTACGATAGACCCTTTAAATCAGGAGAAGGAAGAAGAGGAAGAGAAGCATGAACAACCCTATTACTTTCATCCGAGTGAGATGAATTACGCCCCACCTCCACCACCTCCCCAGAATGAGAAATTCGATCTATTCACGCAGATTGATAAATCTACGTGGATAATCGCGTTTGCTGTTTTCTTACTTGGATTTTTTATGGGAAAGACAATGCAGCCCGTCATACTCAGGTATACGTGAGTTCGCGAATACGCCTCGATAACTTGGTATCAGCATCTTCGTAACTCTGGGATTCAGCGGGCTTTTGGGGAAACCCACTTAACCAGTGTTCCTCGGGTACATTCGAATACGCGACGAACGTGCCTATATCACCGTATATGGGTTTAATTTTTCCACTCGCATCCCTCTTTATCAGTTGGGATGGATAACCAGGGTGTATGAACGCATCACCCGTGTCTTCAGCAAAACCGGCAGTTGTCGATGGTTCGGAAACTGTTTTGTTTTTTAAATCGTACGTTGGTTTAAAAAACAAAATAAAGAAAGCCCCGACGAAAAGGATCGTGAGGATAATCCTGAGCATTTTGTTTTATTGTATGTGAATATTATTTACGCAGAAGAAACCTCGGGTTCTCCCTCCTCCTTAATCTCCTCCATCTTTCCGTCAGTCGACTCGGCCGCCTCCTCGCGCTTCCTCTGGCGCTCCTTCATCTCCTCGTTAACAATATCGTCAGCCTCCTTGACGAGCTCCTCCATGGGAGTGTCGGGCTTCTCCTTCTTGAGTCGCTCCAAAACCTCTGCGGGGTGAGAGATGGGCGCCTCATCGGGCTTGGTGTAAAACTTAGAGTTCTCATCACCGGGAACGTATCCACCAGCCTTGGTTTCCATCATGGCCGCCTTACGCTCTTGGAACATACGAGTAGCCTGTGCCTGGTTCTCCCTGTATCCGGACATGATTTCCTCGAGCTTCTCGTTGGTGTAGTGTACGTCCTCAATCTTCGCGGGGTCGGGAGGAATGAGAAGCCACTTGTACATGTCTACGACATAGATGTCGAAGGTGGGATCCTCCTTCTGAAGACGCTTCGCGTGGTTCGCAGCCTCGTCACGGTTCGCGAAGGCACCGCGAATCTTGATACCAAACTTATCATTCTTCTGCGGCGCCTCGGGGCCTACGATAGAGAGGCACGCGTAGATCTGTCCGGGGACGGTGGTATAATCCTGCTCGAGAGACATTATGATTTTATGTAAGCTTAAAACTTTAAGCCATTACTTACGTATCAAATGCACGAATATTGGGACAAACAACCCGTTCCTCGTGAAGGTACAGAACCCGGTGAAATAGACGAGTCTCGTGACATCGCAAAAAAGACGACAAAACTTCCGGAGGGTCTTGTGTGGTCTTCGTGTACCCTGAAGGAAGCGTGTACATTTTTGAGAGAGTACTACGTAGTAAACAGTCAGTTTAAACTAGCGTACACCGTCGAAGGTCTTAAATGGTCCATAGACGATAGTATAGCTATTCGAAAGGTGGATACGAAAGAGATGGTCGGTTACATAGCCAGTACCCCTTTAGACGTGAACGTCGAAGGGAAAGAACTCAAGATGACCCAGATTGACTACTTATGCGTACATCCCTCGTATCGATCGTCGAGACTCGCTCCACTTCTCATCACTGAAATTAAGCGTCGGGCGAACAAAAAAGGTATCTGGCAAGCTATCTATACGGCCGTGACCAAGATTCCCACACCCATCACGAAATCGTGTTATTGGCACAGGTTCTTGGACGTGAAACATCTCATAAAGACGGGATTTCACCAAACAAATAGAGTCCGTGAGAAGTTTTACGAGATTCGAGGTCCGTGTAAACATGCGTGGAGAAAGATGACTGTGGAGGACATACCCAAAGTGACTTCGATACTCAAGGATCACGTGAAAGATGCCAAGATTGCTCCCGTCATCACAGAAGAGTACGTGAAACGTGTCGTCCTACCCATTCATTCGTACGTGAACGACGCCAACGACGATTTTATGTCCTTCTATGATATTCCGTATGAACGTCGTGACGGGTCGGGGACCGTGAACCAGGTGTATAGGTTTTTCATGGTCGGTGACGTGTACAACGACGCTTTCCTCATCGCCCGAAATCTTGGATTTCACGTCTTCAACAGTGCCGAAGCGGGTGTGTGTATCGAGACACTCGAAAAGGAAAAATTTATAAAAGGGTCGGGTTCGGTGTACTACTATATGTGGAATTGGCATCTAAGTGAACCACTCGAACTCGAAAAACTTAAGCTTATCATTCCCTAACATGAGGACCGGTGGTACGGGAGGTGCGAACACGAATGCAAGCGGAAAACCTTTTGAGGACTGTTTTAGACCTATCGGAACGCATGACATCGGTGGTACACGATTCACATATATTCAGCAAGACGAATTCGTCAAGTTTATGAGAGACCTCAAAGATCCGTATTGGGAACACAAAAAGAAGCCTGACGGCGCTCTCATCAGTGACGACAAAAAGACACTCTTTATCATCGAGTGCAAGCATCAGATTGTCGCGGGTTCTGTCGACGAGAAGCTTCGCGCTGGACCATGCCTACTTGAGGAATACAAAAAACTATATCCCAGTATTGAAAATGTTCACATGTTGTTTATTGTAAACCACTGGTGGTTTGGTCACCAAAAGAAGTATGAAATTCCTATCGCGTTTAACGAAAAATTCGGGATTCCGGTATTTTTCGCGAAACAGGTAGGTTCGACGTGGAGAGTACACATTCAGAGATGTAACAATACGTGGACATTTTATCCAGCCTTTTATGATGTGGACCAAGATGCTATTTTTGATTGGATGAAGAGACAAGTACTTCAGTCGTCGTAGATTCTGGATTTTTACTGTTTATAGCTCTACGTGCTTTTACGTCTTTTATGTTGTAATCTGAAAATGTATTCGTAACCATTTCTACCTTAGCATTACTCATCACAAAATCAGCCCCGCACGTCTTAGTTAAATTGAATAAATCTTCATGGTCTTTGATTCCGAATCCATCCTTTGTATATCCCACAAAAGATGTTTTTGTTTCCGGTGCATAGGGCGGGTCCACATACACAAAATCACCCTTTTCTACTTCCTTAAATGCTTCACGAAAATCACAATGTCTAAAGTGTACATCCTTGATAAGGTCGCTCACTCTTAAAAGTTCCTCTTTAGTAATAATCGTGGGTGTAGATTTATAGTGCCCATATGGTACATTAAATCCATTAGGTCCTTCTCGATACACACCCCTAAAACACGTTTTATTCAAAAATAGAAACATAGCTGAACGCTCAGCTGTTTCTTCCTTATTTGAATTAAACTTCTTTCTCATCCAGTAATAATAATTTTCTTTCGCCTGTTTGGCTTCTTTTAGTGTTTTGGGTTCACGGTTAATGACGGTACCTGAACACTTATCATACTCGTTCATCATTTTTTGTAAGTATTTATGAACCGCATCTGGTTGTCTTTGGATATTCTGATACAGGGCTATCAGGGACCCGTTAAGGTCGTATGCACATACCTTACCATTCACGAGACCTTTGGACAAGACCGATAGAAGAACGCTTCCACCACCCACGAATACTTCGTGATAATTGTCAATTTTTGTAGGAAAAGAACCTAAGACATCTTCAATAATTTGAGTTTTTCCACCGACCCATTTAATAAATGGTTTCATATTCTATTTTCAAATTAAAGTTTTAAGCTGTTATACATACATGGAAGAGATTCGCCGAAACCACAACGAAGCGAAGAGACAGTTGATACAATCTGCCGCCAAGAATGGTCAACACATTCTCGACGTGGGGTGTGGGTTCGGTGGGGATCTTCAAAAGTGGGCGAAATGTGGGGTAAACATTAACATGTGTGACCCCGAACCATCAGCCCTCGAAGAAGCCCGTTCCCGCGCGAAAAACATGCACATGCGCGTGAATTTTTATGAGGGTGATATTCGTGATTGTCCAAACAGAAAATTCGATATCGTGTGTTTTAATTTTTCGTTACACTATATATTTGCATCGAGGGATCTGTTCTTCACTTCGATACACGAAATCAGGAAGCGTATGAAACCGGGTGGACTTCTCATAGGTATCATCCCGGATTCTGAAAAGATTATTTTCAAAACACCGTACCTAGATGATTCCGGAAATTTTTTCAAACTCAAGGATCACGGGAATGGTGGGTTTGGTGAAAAACTTTTTGTGCACTTGACGGACACACCGTACTACGCGGAAGGACCGAAGGCGGAACCAGTCGCGTACAAAGACCTTTTAGTGACACACTTGGAAGAGTTGGGGTTTAGTCTAGAATTGTGGGAGGGTCTCAAAGGAAATCCAATCTCGGAACTGTATAGCAAATTTATCTTTGTATATAAGAGATGAAGATACTGATTCTTTTATTAATCGTCGCATTGGTACTCGTGTACACCAGGGAACCGAGTGAACTCGTAGAGGTGAAGGAAAAGTATACGGTTCTCAGGAACCACCTTCGGGGCACGGATAACCAGAAGTATCACATGCTACACAGGTGTATTCCCATCACCGGTATGAAACGAATGAATGGATCGGTGGGGTCCAACACAAATAAAGGGGGAGAAATTGTCGTGTGCCTCGACGGGAAGCCAAATGAGATTTTTCATGTGCTCATACACGAGTTGGCCCATTGTACCGTGGGTGAATACGAACACTCCCCACAGTTTTGGGAAAATTACCTCGAACTTCGAAACATGTGTATCGAGTTGGGTATCTACGAACAGATTCCACAAAAGACGGAGTTCTGTGGTCAGCACATTCAGGATAAATAATCTCAGTCTAGTTTA